AAAGAAGGGGTCGGGGGCGGTAGTAGGTGGAAGAGGCGCCAACATCCGCGCCGCCCTTCGGGTTAGTGAGTGCTCACCCACGTTGGTAAGCGCTTACATTGTTAGCGAGCGCTCACTTACAAAATAAGTAAAATTATATGAGGCCAGGCTATCGATTTAAAAAATCAATCATGCCAATGGTGCGATTTATCCATGGGCAAACCTGTAACATCCGAGCCGATTTTAACGCCGTGGGCCTCTTCTATCTGTTTGGCCTTGTCATGACATCCCTTGCATAGCGATTGCAGGTTCTGGGCGTCATAGAATAGCGCCGTGTCGCCCTCATGGGGTTTGACATGATCCGCCACGGTGGCGAGCACGGTAAGCCCTAGCTGCGTGCAATACTCGCACAAAGGATGCTCGCGTAGCTGTAGGGCGCGCAATCGCTTCCAATGGGCCGTGTTGTATAGCCGATGATAATCGGGCTTGCCATAGGTCATAGCGCGAGAGTATAGGCGCAAAAAAGCCCGCTTAATAGCGGGCCTGGTGCAGCAATGAGAGGGCTACTCCCCTTTCGATGTGAAGAAGTAAAAGAGGATCGCCAAGGCTAGGCACACGATCCAGACGATAAGAAGCCAGGCGACACGGGCAAGGTTAAGAATCATTTGCTTTCGCTCCCTTGTTTGCACGGCTCATATTCCGTGCCATTCCATACCTGCAAGTCTTCTCGCTTTGCATGCTTAGAGGATCGCAAAGCCTCTCGCATAGCATCATCGGGGCTAGATGCGCCTATCATAATCCAGCCATAAGAACCTCGGCAGCGATAGCTTGTAAGGCCTGGTGCCGCTAATGGCTTGTTGCAGATGTTTGATTCATTACTCATTTTGCATCCCTCCATTCTTTGCAGGCCCGGCTTGATAAATAGTACTGCACACTTGGATCGCTCATTCGATATTCCTTGACCATAGCGCGCGCTTCTTTAAATGATTCAAACTCGTCCACCGTTTCAAGGTAGCGGCCGTCTTTACGTTGAATGTAGGTCATGGTCTATCTCACAACTCGAACGGATTTATATTCACGCTCGCACGCTTCACCGCCAGTGCTGTCCGAGCGTTTTACTTCAAGGTGAATAGGCTCCCAGCCCGTTGACCTACCAACCCAAAAGCGCCGCTTCTCGCCATAGGTTGTTTCTACTTCAACTCTTCTCCCTTCTAAGCCTTTAAGCTGGGGGGTCAAACATTCAAAAGTTCGATGCGCCTCTTTTTCGCTGGGGCTCAGCTTTTGCCATTTATCCCAAGTCATGCTCATTTTTCGGTTCCTCTCGTTTAACCCGGCAATGTCGCCGAAAATGCGCCCAATGAAAGGCGCATTATCTGGGGCACTAGGCTAAATTGATATCGCGCATGACCGCCTTTAGCGCCGTATCAATATGGACGTCATTCATGTAAGCATACAATGGCAGGCCATGCCCGATTTTGAGTTTTGATGCGTATATCAAATCCCAGCGAAGCCTCTTTTCAGTATCTTTGACCGCCGGGCTATTTTTCAAAACCTTGATATGATCTTGAATAGCCGCCATGCCCAGGCGCGCGACCGCCGATTGAATCGCGGCCTTTAACTCTTCGTAATGTTCGGGTTTAATCTTCATTTTAAAGTCCTAACTGCGCAGCAATGCGCTCTATTTCAGAATATGGGATTTGGTGACATCCCACGGTCAAAACATCATCAGCGAAGCCTTGCACGGTGTAATGGCCAAGGCGAATATGCCTTTCAGATACCGATACGCGCTCGCCGCTTTCGTGCCAGGCCTTAATCACGGGCCAGAATCGCCGCGCATGATCTACGGGAATTTCAGCGCCGCGCGATGTCTGGACAAGATCGCCTTGAACCCGCAAGGCCGTAACTTCGAAGCCATACCCTACGTATGCGCCCACGCGCCATTGTTCCAGCCGTTCGGCTTGTTCGGCGGCCCGTTTTGCCTGTGCAACTTTCAATTCCGCCGCTTGTTGCGCCATGCGGGCTTGTTCGGCCTTTTTCAGCGCATCCAGATTTGCAGGCGCGTCATACTTCACGCCGAAAAACTCTGCGATATCTACAAGGCTTTGAATGTATTGCGCCGCTTCAGCCTCATACTGCCCGCGCCTGGTGCGCGCCTTTTCGGCTTTCGCCAAGGCTTGCGCCGCTAATTGTTCGGTGAATCTCACCGCGTCACGATCCAGCATACCGCCGATGTTTACGGCAGATAGACGGCTCGCGCCGCGTGGGACTCCGTATCGCCGTAACAGCTTCACACCGCTAGGGATCGCGCGCCGCATATCCGCTTGGTGCCCGCTTGTTGTCATGCTATAGGGCGTGTGATTCAAAATGACGGCCTCTTCGCCCGCCGCATTAGTCACAAATTCGCCGATTGCAGTCGCGTAGGAATACAACACGCCTTCAACAAAAGACACGCTCGAGCATTCGCCACGCTCTTGAACCTTGTTTGCCCAGAAATGGAACACTTCGGCGGTATTTTTAAGTTTGGTTCTCATTTTTGAATCCTCCACAATTGCACTTGCGTTAAAGAAACCCCTAATTGAATCGCTAAAAAATCTGCCAGCTCAGGGGATTGTTGAAACAGCGCTTTATATTCGGTGCGCGTCATGACTACACCCGCCCACACGCTAATTGTTTTATAACGGATAGGCCTTTGCTTTCTGCCTCATTGATAGCCTTGCGCCTAGCTTCGCTATCACTTTGAGCTTGAACATAAGCCTTATATCGGCTTGTAACTCTACCAGGGGCCTCTTTTATTTCTAAAATAACCAAATATTCTTTCGTCATGATTCGATCCCTTTTTAACGTGTTGAACATGGGTGAATCATCCGCCTTATTAACGCTCGCGTCAACAATATTTTATGCTTCGTTATAGGCCGCTCGGCCTGGTCTAGTTAGTGCCCGCTTCGCCTAAAATGTAAGTGAGTACTTACTAACCAAGAGGACAAAAAAGTGAGCGCTTACCAACCTGGACGCGCCCGTTCAAAAAGTCACGTCCGATCTCAAACCTAAAGTTTCCCTTGAACGCAAAGTTTCCCTATCATAAAGTTTCCCTCATAAGATTCCATATTTTTAGAGCAGGGTAATCACGGGGCATCGCTAAGTCCTTGTTGTATATACTACTACCCCTAATATTATTATTTAAAAGGGTAAGTTAAGTATATGAATATAATAGCATTACGTGATAAACACCCTGTACCCCGCTAAAATATATTGCAATCTATAAAGTATATCTATAGTATATAACTATATATAAGTATATGTATAATAGGAGCGTAGAGAGATAAGTGAATCACCCACCGTTTTCAGGTGAACACCCCTCAAACCCGCGCCCCTATTGGTTTTCAGCCCACCCCACTTACCCCGAAAAAAGGTGGGGTACAACTTAAGGAATCTTATATGGACAGGCTAGAAGCGATACAAAAAGGATTTACAGAATATGACTCTACGGAACAATGCGCTACATGCGGATCGTATCGGCGCTATACGAAGCGTAGGAGATGCGTAGCGTGCTGGAAGAAACAGGTGGAACGATCGGACAGCCCTCGCCAACTCGCCAAAACCGCCGGCCTTAAGACTTACCAAACGGGGAAACCGTGCCGTAATGGCCACATCGCGCCACGCTATACGCAGAGTGGAGCGTGTGCCTTGTGCGTCAATCCGCCCAAGGAGACCGTCTCCGTCAAACTTGAAGTCCACCCACAGGACGTTCCGGCACTCGAAGCCTACGCTACCGCCCTCCGGTTGACCCGCCCTTCCCCCTAGAGATATACTGATCAGGCAGGGCGCAAGACCGTAAGACCAATCCTGCTTTTCGCTACCATTCATAGGAGAAGCATCATGTCTATCGATCAAGTACGTTGCAAAATGCGCTGCCACAGCGTTCCAGATGTCATTACCGACGAAGCCCAGCCCATCACTTTAGGCGCGGTTTACGAGCCCGACCAAGGGCAACGTGATCTCCCAGAGAACGCGGTTTACGGTAAGTACACGCCCTGGGGAGAGTTCAAAGCGGGGATAGCAAATCCCGCGGCAAAAGAGTTTTTCAAGCCAGGCAAAAGTTACTACATCACCATTACCGAAGCTCCCGACTAGCAGACAAAAAAAAACCCGGCGCAAGGCCGGGATAGGGGAGGGTGAGTAACGCTATTCCAAGATACGCCATTCGTCCCAGGTTGTCCATACCGGGCCGAGCTGATTATAGGTGCAACGTGCGATCCAAAACGTAGGCTTGCACTCGCGGAAAGTCTTGCCGCCCAGCCACCGGTACTCAACGCGCTTGAACGAGCCGAGCGGTTTGTTCCGCAGCGGATCGTCAACGGGTAGGCGGGCTAGGTAGATCATCGCTTACCCTTTTTGTGCCGAGCCCGTCCAGGCGCTGCACGATCGACCCAAAACGGTTCCTTGAGTACCGGCGGGCTGACCGTGATCAATTCTTTCGCCATGGTGCGCGCAAGCTCCCTTAAAGCCTGGCTTTTACCGTTATGCCGCAATATCGTCACCGTGACGTATGGGCGGCTAGATCCTGTGCGAGTCGCCTGTAAGACCTTGATAAAGTCTTCATCTTCTGTCAAGACTAGGATTTTATTCGACCCGCTCACTGGCACACCTTTCACAGTATCGTCTCGTTGCGTAACTATAAGGACTTTTGGGCACGCCCGTATCGAAGTAGCGCGACCCCCTACCGATCGTCACGTTGCACCGCACGGACGGGTAGTGCCGGTCAAGCGCATCGCATCGATGTGGCGATCGAGCGACACGCCACTTGCCGGCGGGAAAGCAGTCCGACCTCTTCAAAGCGGCAGTACCTTCAACGCTCGCGCTCGAATGAAGTTGGTGTATTCCACGTAATCTCGCCTGTCTGGAAACCGTGGAGTGGCGTATAGCGTCACGTCTCGAAGGCTTCGCAGCATCCATGGGTCTGAGAGGTACTTCATCTCATACACGGCCTTGTCGGCAAAGACGCTATCAGCGAAGCCTTGCGTAGCGTCATCGTAGTTCCAGGCCAGCACGTAGACCCGCTGCTTTGGCTGATACGGCACGCCGCGGATATACTCGTCCCACTTGGCTTCACCGAACAACCGGCGCCCGATTGTATCTATCCTCCTTGCCTGGAGCACTGTGCCTCGGATAAGGCCTTGCTCCATGGCGTCAGACAAGATCCCAAGCTCATAGCCTGAAACTTGCGGCGCGTCTTTGTTCAAGGCGTCCCAGCACTTCTCCGCCCGCTCCGACAAACTCGGTACAACGCGGGCTGTCATCGGAACCACCAGGCGACCATGAGCGCCCAGCCAACGATACAAAGCGCAACGATGGCGAGATATGCGCCCGACTTCTCGGCTTCCATCGGCGGCTCGACGTGAACGCGATACGCGACGATATCGGAAAAATGATCATCGTGTCGCCAGTAAAATACTTCTGCGGTATCCTGCGGATAAGATTCCAACTCCGCGCCATTACGGAACCGCAAATCGACGCGCGTACCAGGCGGAACAGGGCACTCGCCACCGTTCCATTCGATCCATGGGTTAGTGTTGGTCATACGGCCTCCGCTTTGGCGATGGCTACATTCAGGCTTTCACGCGCCCCTTCAAGACGGCTTAGTCTGGCGCTGCCAGGCGCATCAAGTTCGTCATAGTGTGCTTGCGCAGCCATCAGTTCTTTTGCCGCGGCCAGCAATTCGTCGCGCTGATCTTTCCACTTGAGCATTAAATCAACCATAGCCTTTGCATCCGATTGATCGCACGCTTCCAAGCGCTCAGTCGCAATTGCAGCACAAGCATTGACGCATGCAACAATGCGGCGAGCGTTGGCATCACAAGTATCGCCCTCAACCCACGATTCGCTGCTAACACCGAGATGACCAATCATGGTTTTATGCCCGTTGATATCAGCGTAAATTGCAAGGCTTTCCGCTTGCCAAGGCTCCGGTGTGTGCTTAAACATAAAGTTTCCCTCCGTTAAATTAGGTACGACAGGATCACTCTATACCTTATTGACGGACGTGTCAACAATTATCTGCGCTATACCGCTTCGCCACATCTGCCGCCACCGTGATCAGTAAATGCGGGCTGTCACGCTTGACGAAGAGGCGCGGCTTGCCGTTGTCGGGTTGCACGATGTTGTTCACGCGGCCATCTGTCAAAGCCGGATGATAGTCATAGCCCAAGCCCTGCATCATCTCGCGGCGGCGGATGTGGGACAAGCGGCGCGCGGCGTTCATCTTCTCAAGCAAGCGTTCCAATGCCATGCTGGATACCCAGCCACCGGAGAAGCCCGGCAAGCCCTGTTCGATGGCTTCCAGCACTTCCTGTTCAACGCCACCTGTGCTCCGCTCGATCGCTTCACTGGTCGATGAAGTATCCGGTGCGCGTTGGCACCGACCGGCAGGGTTGAACTCAGGATCAATAGGGTACGTGTTGAGATAGTGCGCGACGATGGCATAGCCGTCACCCTTGAGCCAGTCGTAGAGATCAGTAAAGTAGCTACCGGGGAAGTCGCGATGGATGTCAGCGACCGATTGCTGGGCGGAGAAGAACATAGCGAAGCGGCGACCGTTGGCCGACTTGGGCACAGCGTCCTTGTTGTTCGCGTTGAACATGAAGTTGCCGCATATATCCGCCGAGATCTGGTCTACCCCCTTCCCCTCGATCTCCAAGCCATCGCCCCCCGTGATCATCGGCTTCAATTCCTCGATGATGTCGAGTGTGGTCATGCCGCTCGGACGGTAGATGTCTTCCACGGCGTAAAAAAGCTTGTTGAGCATCCAGCCGTTGAATTGGTTACTGAGCTTGCTCGCTTTGGGCCAATGCGTATAGCGGCGACCCACGGCTTCCGCAACGCACCGAGAGAGCAAGGACTTGCCATTGCCTTCCGCCCCCTGGACGACCGGCGCCCATTGGAACTTGACGCCCTTATGCTGGATGCAGGCGGCCATGTAGCTCAAGAGGATACGTTGATCACGCTCGTTGGGGAGTAACTTGCGCACATGGTTGAGGAACGGCGTAGCGTCACCGGATATCATGCGCACTTCGGCCGGCCAGTACACGTTGACGGCAGACCGCCCCTCCCTCGTGACGATAGAACCAGGTGCGAGATCCGGCCTAAAGCATGTCGTATCGGCACGCGGCGCACGAAATGCTTGTGACTCGGTAAAAGCTTCCCAAGCGTTACGGCTGGTGCGCTCGTTGCCCGCGTCCATCATGTAAGTGAAGCCGCCGAATTGCGCGCGGAATTGGTCGGGGCGAAGCATCTCGCCGCCTGGCACCATGACCTTGTGGGCGTCTCGCACGTAGACGCAACCTGCAAATAGCTTGATCTGGTTGTCGATGGAGAGGAAGGTCGTGCCGGTGACCCGAGAAGGCATCACGCAGTCTTGTTGCGGTACGACCGTACCTTCCAGGCGCTCGACCTGCTTGTCGATCAGCACGTCACGCTGTTGGGCCACGGCAGACAAGATGGTGCGCGGCAGGTAGTCTTCCCGTTCCCACTTCTCACGTACCAGCCCCGATAGGCGCATGAGCCCCAGGATGCGCTCGCAGTTACAGCCTGTCCAGAAAGCGAGATGCTGGGCGAGCGCGCGGTCGGCGGAAGACTCGTCAAACTCGCGCTCGTTGTCAGGGTAGGCCAGCGCCAGGATCTCGACGTTTCGAGTCCACAGGTCGGCAAAGGTGGCACTCTGCCCAAAGGCGGCCTTGGCGCTTGCCGACTTGAGCGCACGGCGGATCAAGTCATCATCTTCGAGCGGGCCGTTCCAGTCCGCTCTTGGCTCGACCGTCCAGTTGGCAATCTCTGAGCCCGCTTTGGCCTGGAAGTAGTGCTCGACCAGCCAAGGTAAAACGTGGCTCATATCGGCCGCGGCGTTGCCGATAGCCCCCTTCCCTGTCAGCGCAACAAAGCGGCCCTCGGTGTAGAGTTCGAGGCCGTAATGGACATTCTTGCACGCATGGGGCGGGCAGGTGCCGGTGCCGAAGATGTGGAGACCGCGACCCGATTGGGACACTTCCACCGCGGCGCCCGAGAAGGCCTGCATGAGCGAGTTGGCCAATTCGTTCCAGGCCGTGCCGTCCGGCGTTACGCATCCATCGAGGTCGAGGAAGAAGAACGGGTCATGAACCGTGAACACGAAAGCCACGCCGAAGCCCTCTCCAAGCATCTCGGCTTGAGCGCATGCCTCGGTGGCGGTAATCCAGTATTGCGGATCCTGTGAATCGATGACGGCCTTGGCCGCCAATGAGTAGGGCAATTTGTCCATCTTGCCCGGCTTGCGGGTGCTCGGTACGAGTTTGTAGAGTATGAATTGCCTGTACTGGCCGAGCGCGGCCAACGCCTCCGGTAACTGCTGCATGGCGCGCTCTATCGTGACATATAGAGTTTGAGGGCGGCGTCCTTGACTTCCTGGGGCGCTTTCTTCGCTTGGGCATCACCTTGAACCAAGGCTTGCGCGATGATCTCAAGGATAGGGCGCTCCGCGTGGATCGCCGCTCGGATGACGGCGCGCTTGAGCTGCGGCATGGTATTAAAGTACCGGTTGACGAGCCCACAGGACACGTTGGCTTCCTTGGCCACGGACTCGCGTTTCAGCTTCTCCAAGCCTTCCCGCTTAGCGACCATGAGTGCCGCGTCGAGAATCATCTGTTGGCGGTCTTCCGGCTTTTGTCGATAGAATCGAGCGTTCATTACGTTTTCCTCTTTGATTGTTGCGTCAATAGTATTACGGGAGTGACGGGTAGGTCAACAATTATAATGACCCTCGGCCATTACAAAATGCCGCATCCCCGCCCAAGGCGTTGACATGGTTGATCCAGTTCTGTTGCGCTATCTCTCGATCCGTGCCGCTCCACCGCCAGCCGCCCGACTTGCACTCGCGGGACAGGAATTGACCGATGGTATGCCCGACATGCGCAGGCGTGATCAACACTGGCCGAATCCCTATGAGGTCGCCCGACTTAATCAGCTTGTTCATCTTCTCCGAGTCGTTCGCCAGGCCATAGCGGATAAAATTGCCCTTGTCGTCATAGCACGCCCCGACATTGTTCCGGTAGAGCCGCATGCCCTTTTCAGACGCTTCGAGCCGCACCTGGGCGACTACGGCCGCTTCGGAACTATCGTCACGCGGGGTCGAGAGTACGCCCGTGGCATCCAGTAACTCGCGTAACGCTTCGGGCGGGATGTGCCAGCGGGCGGCCCATTGGGATAGGATCATGTCGCACTCCCTTGAATATTATTTTCCGATAGCCACGCTTCGATACGCTCGCGCAGCGCTGTAGCGTCCTTGACGCCGAGTGTCTGCGCGGTCATCACATCCACGCCCCAGGTCAGGTAGAACCGCTTTTGCACGACTCGGACATCCTCGCCCATGGCTGTCCAGTAACCGCCCCATAGGGCAATGGCGGCGCGTAGGTCACGCTGGGCTTCCTGCCGCTCCGTGTGGCGATTGTAGATTGAGCGTTGAACGACCGATGACTGCCACGACGAGATATTGGGCGCCCCGTCGATACGATCTATCTCACCGCGTAGGTGCGCGAGGAATATCGGATCGAGTTCGTGCAGATCGCCATCCACGTACTCGGGCAATGACCGCGCTACGATGGTTGGTTTGACGTTGCAATAGGGGCATTGCGTGAGGCGACGAGGATATGCCGCCAGGCAATTGAGGTTGTCGCACACTCGTACCGCTTCGGCATCGACGGCGGCAGCGCGTTTGCGCTCTCCACGGTCTAGCGTCCAGTCCGTCTTGGCATCGGGCGGCCCATGGCGCACAAAGTTGCCCACGTGGTCGATGATGATGGCGTATTCCTTACCCTGCATCGGGCGTAACGCACGGCCCATTTGTTGCGCGTAGAGACTGAAACTTTCCGTCTTGCGCACGAACGATACGACCTCGATTGCAGGAAGGTCGAAGCCTTCGCCCAGGATATCGACTGACGTGATTTGCAGGATTTCGCGCTTCTCGAACCGGCGCAGAATGTCCGCGCGTAACTCGTCGGGCGTCTCCCCCGTCAGCACTTCGGCCGGCACACCAGCGTCACGATAGGCCTGAGCTAGTTCCTTGGCCGCTTCGACATCGACGGCAAAAGTAACGCCAAGCTTGCCGGTGGCGAGCCGCTTGTAGTGCGATACAACATCGCCAACGATACGGGTGGACTTATGCACCGCAGCGCGCAGTTTCGGGAGGCTGTAATCGCCGGAAGCCGTCACGTCCACGGTGGAGTAGTCCACGTCACTCGGCGGTACGAACACGCGGTAGTCGCACAGGAAGCCCTGGTTGATCAAGTCGCGCATCGTCGGGCCTACAACCAGGGCATCGGCAAGCCCGTCAGCGTGACGACCAAGCCCCTTACGATCGGCTCGTATCGGAGTCGCGGTGGGGAGTAGTCCTACGGCATTGGGAAACATCGCGGCGGCTTTTCCCCACTTGTTCTCGCGCAATACGTGGTGACAATTATGGACAACTATGCCGTTGGCGATGTAGGTGTGCAAACCTTCAACTTCGATATTGTAGACATAACCGTCATCGTCACGCGATCCGTTTCCGTCAGAATCTCCGCGTTGGTAAACCTCAAGGTAGTCCACCCTAGCCCAGCTAAGAACGCTTCTTTTTTGCGATCCTGTTCTCGTCGTACCCCCGTATGGCTCGCCCCATCCGCTTCGAGAGCAATCTTCATCGACGGATGCGCTAAGTCCGGCTTGTAGCAAGTCGGGTAGCCCGAGCCTCGCGGCATCCGCGTCTTGATTGGGTACTGCGCTACAAAGCCTAGATTCTCGAAGAGCACCAGGAGCATCGCTTCCGCTTGACTTGGCGGTCTCCCGTTCCCGCCCTGCTCCCTCGGACGGTGGCCCAGCCGCTTCATCGTGGCCGACACTTTCAGCCTCGTATGGGCGTGTTGCATCGGATTGTTGGCTTTCATTCGAGCCGAGGCATGCACCTTGTTCGTCCTGGCCATGGTCTCGCTCGATATCCGAGAGCGGTACGCTTTGGAACACGCTATGCCGCAATACGCCCTCTGCGTCTTTTTCCATTGGCTGAATCGATGACCGCTGAGATCTGCCGTTTTGTCGCACTCGGAACACGGTACTTGCGGCAGTTGTCGAGGCGGTCTCGGTTTCTGGGTTGCCGTGCGGTGGGCATAGCCGCAGGTCTTGTTGCAAAATATCAGACCCGTCTTGCGTAACCGATACCGTTGGCTTTCCGTTGTCGATTCGATTGTCTTCCCGCATTGCGTACAGTTCATCTATCAGTACCTCGTCATCGAGAGTTAAGTTGCCAGCCTCGACCCAACCGCGCCGAGTGTAAAAAGGGTGACCTTGCGTGCATCTTAATACATGGTGTCCTACTTTAACACGCATCATGTATTTAGGTGCGACATTTTTGAACATCCGAACCACGGCACGTTGCTCGACCGCTCCGGTTTCCTCGTTAAAAGCCGACACGATATCCCCGGGCCGCAGGCTCTCAATAGGCTTACCATCAATCAAGGTGCCCGCAACAAAACACTCGTCTATGCACCAAATTTTAACTGAGGCAAACCATGGGTCGCGCGGATCGAGATTGACGAGCGTATCGACGCCGGCCACCGCGACCGGACTGTTCCGATTGGTGAAGTCCTGGCCGACCAGCTTCATGTGGAGACCAGCGATACGCCTACCTAGCTTTGAGTCGCCGATGACGCGGTGGCGCACTCCGTTACGAGCGAGTGCTACGCTCAACTGGCTCACAAGTTCCTTGCGGTGCGCGATGGCCACGGCTGGCGCCTTGAACGCCTTGAGCACTTCGGAGATCACGACCGTCTTACCGCCGCCGGTCGGCAACACCATCATGGTCGCTTTGGAACCTTGCTGGTACGTCTGGAACACCGTGTCGAAAAGGTCTTGTTGGTACGGGCGAAGCGTGGGCATAAAATATTTTGCTTAAAATTAGTTGACCGAGCCGTCAGTATGCTTTACGATTTGTCTCGTAGTCAACTTTTATTTTCAACGGAGACATAAAAATGTTCCTTATCAAAGATGGTGTAATCGAAGCAACCGCGCCGACCATGGCCGAGGTCAAAGAGCTGTACCTTTTCGTGCGCAAGGGCGGCAACGAGCCTGCTCGTCCCCTATTAACTGACGATGATGCGCTGGCGGATCTCAACGGTACGCCTCGGCCTGATTGGCCCGCCGGTACTCCCGAACCAGAGCCAGCCGCGCCCCTGAAAGCAGCTTTACCCTTCAATGCCGCCAACACCTACAAGGACGGCGATTCGGCACTGATCGGCGACAAGGTATTCACGAAGCACAAAGGCCAATGGATCGACCCGAGCGCTATCCCCGTGGCCGAACTAGAAAAGCACGAGGCAGAGACCGCCGACCCAAAGCAGATTTTCGGTGCCCACTCTACTGCGGGTGCCGAAGCGTTGACGACTGCCCCCGTGGATACGCCGGCAGCTTCTTCGATCCCGACCCCGCCTGCCGCACCCGTACCGCCTGCACCGAGCCTCGAAGTTACGGCGCCTGCCCCTACGGCACATGCGGCCCCTTCGAGCCCTGCCAACGGCGTCATGCTGGATAAGCGCGGCTTGCCATGGGACGCCCGTATTCACAGTTCCAGCAAGGCCATCCTGTCCAACGGTAACTGGCGGAACATGCGTGGCGTTGACGCCGCTTTGGTCGCCCAGGTCGAAGCGGAACTCTACGCAACAATGAAGGCTGCGCCGGCCGCTATTGTCATGCCAGCGGCACCGGTTGTGCCCGCTCCTCCTAGCGCCGAGGCCGACCCTACCGACTTCGCCTCGCTTGTGATGCTCCTGTCCGACTTGCAGCTCAAGGGCCGGATCACCAAGGAACAAATCGGCGCCGTGGTGAACGACAACGGCCTCGCGGCACTACCGGTACTAGCGAACCGTCCTGATCTCGTCGATCCTGTATGGCAAGGCATCAAGGCGCTCTTGGTATGAGCGAACACGCACGATTAGCACCGTCCAGCGCCGCAAGGCGCCGGGCGTGCCCGGGCTCCCTACAGATGTCCGAGCGGCATCCCGAAACTGAGGAAACCGAAGCGGCACGAGAGGGCACCGCGGCGCACGAGGTCATGGCGCACTTGCTGTTACAAGGCGTGCTCTTACCGATCGGCCACGTCTGTTCCAATGGCGTAGTCGTCACCGACGAGATGCAAAGCGGTGCGCTGCTCATAGGCAACAACGTGAAAGCCGTAATGGAATCAAACCCCGGCGGCCAGTTGCGCGTCGAGGAACGGGTCTCCATCGCCAGTATCAATCCCGAGTGCTGGGGTACGCCGGATGTGAGCTACTTCACAGGTTCCGCGCTATACGAGTGGGACTACAAGTTCGGCCATGGCTTCGTGGAGGTCTACGAGAACTGGCAGTTGATTGAGTACGCGGCGGGCTTGCTCGACCTCTACGGGGTCAACGGCATGTCCGATCATCACATCATGGTTCACATGCGTATCGTCCAACCTCGATGCTTTCACCCCGAGGGCCAGATCCGCGAGTGGAAAACCCTGGCCGTCAATCTACGGGGCCTCTTCAATGAGGCGCGTAACTTCGAGGCGGCATCGCTTGAAACACTGGCGGCGCTCACCGTTTCGGAAGAGTGCGACTATTGCCCCGCGCGGCACGCTTGTACCGCTTTGCAACATGCGTCTCTGAAAGCGTGCGATCGTGCCTATGAGTCGAACCCGTTTGACCTACCCAACGATGCACTTGGGCGAGAAGCGGCGACACTTGACCGGGCAATGAAGCTACTAGAAGCTCGCAAGACAAGCCTAGAAGCGCAAATTGAAGCCAAGATACGGAACGGCGAGCAAGTACCGTATTGGGCGCTGGGGCGCGGCCAGGGCAAGTTGCAATGGAAAGTCCCTTCGGCACAAGTCGTAACGCTCGGGGATCTCATGGGCGTGGATTTACGGAAGCCCGTCGATGTGGTCACGCCTCGGCAAGCCAAGGAAAAGAAGATCGACCCTGCGCTAGTCGAGCAATTTAGCGAGTTCGTACCGGGCAAGATCCAGTTGGTCAGAGAGGATAATTCTTTGGCCGCAAGAGTATTTGACGCAAAGGTCAATAAGTAGTATCGTACATTTTCATTCACCTAGAACGGAGAAACATCATGGCAGAAGTTCACGCATTTACTACGCCGGTCGGCCGACTTGTCGGTGGATCGGTTTCACGCGCCCGCGAAGTATTGGACGCCAACAACAAGCCGCGCCTGATCACCACGGGGGTCGATATCGGCAAACCGATGATGGAGTATAGCTTCGGTATCGCCATTCCTAAGACGCCAGGCGCTACGCATTGGTCGCAAGAGGCATGGGGCGCACCTATCTGGGCGATGGCCCACGCTTCATGGCCAAACGGTGAGGCGCAACGTCCAGACTTTAGCTGGAAGATCACTGACGGCGACTCGACCATCCCGAACAAGAAGGGCCGTAAGCCATGTGACCAGGAAGGCTACAAGGGCCATTGGGTCATCTGGTATAGCGGCATGCTGGCGCCTCGCTACTACACCCTCATGGGCGTAGCGGAAGCGACCCCGCTTGCTGATCCCGAGATCATCAAAAACGGCTACTACGTGCAAGTCTACGGTAACTGCCGTAGCAATGCGCCAAGCCAATCGCCGGGCATCTACATGAATCACTCGATGGTCTGCCTCGTCGCATACGGCGAAGAGATCGTGAGCGGCCCAGACGTATCGGCAGCGGGCTTCGGCGGAGCACCTTTGCCTGCCGGTGCAAGCACAACCCCCGTGGCGAGCTTTACTCCGCCGGTAGCACCGCCACCAGCGGCTCCTGCACCCGTGGCCACGCCTGCACCTGCCGCAGTCATCGTGCCGCCCAATCCGGCCGTGATGCAGCCGCCCGCTCCGCCAGCGCCACCAGCGGCTCCCGTTCGCCAGTTGACCGAGAAGGCCAACGGCGCAACTTATGAGCAACTGATCGCGGCAGGCTGGAACGACCAGACCCTAGTTCAACACGGTTTGATGGTCGGTTAAGATGTACCGAGGCGGGCTTCGGCTCGCCTCGTTTCTACGGAGGTTTGACTATGTTCCATGAGATCCAGGGGTCGAGCGTGATCCTGAAAAGCGGCGGTGTGTTCCGCCAGGCTAAATGCTACAGCTACAACGGCACCGTGTTTGCCAAGTGGGGCAACGGGTTCATTAAGCTCAAAAAGTACATGAACGGTACGAGCGTTCCGCATGTGTCGTGGGAAGCCATCGACTTGCCGTTCATTCCTATCTTCTCGAACACGGGGGATATGAATGTTCCAACCGCCTAGCGTACACGACTTGCCCGCCGGATACCGGCTACGCGCGGGGCTAGGCTACTCCACGGTTTTGCCGGATTTGGACTTTGAAACGTATAGCGAAGCGGGATATATATGGAACGAATCGGAACAAAAATGGGGCGCCTTGCCCGGTGCGAGCGGAGACAAAAAAGGCCTGTCTATTGTCGGTACGGTGAGGTACTGCCAGCACCCGACTGCCCGCGTTCTCTCGCTCGCATACAACTTAAAAAATGGGTCTGGGCCGAAACTGTGGCGTCCAGGCGATTCGCCGCCAGCCGATTTAATAGCCTACGTACTGTCCGGCGGCGTCCTCGAAGCGCACAACTCCGCCTTCGAGTATTGGGTGTGGAATCTAATCTGTCGATCTCGCTATGGCTTCCCGAGCTTAGAAGTATCGCAGCTTCGTTGCTCGATGGCAAAGGCACGCGCGTACTCTCTGCCCGGCGCCCTAAAGAATTTGACCGAAGTTATGCCTGTTGCCACCGTCAAAGACCCAGACGGCGATCGACTGCTAAAGAAATTTTCCGTACCGAGGAACCCGACCAAGAACGACAAGCGCCTGTTTCTCGATCCCGCTACGGATTCAGTAGACGGGCCAAAGTTGTACGCCTACAACCTCACCGATATCAAATCCGAATCCGAAGTATCCGCGCTCATTCCCGACCTAGAGGGTGACGAGGCCGACTACTTCCTGATCGATCGTACCATCAATGTCCGAGGCGTCCACGTAGACCGAGCGAGCCTAGAGGCATGCTGCACTATCGTGACCGACATGCTCGAACGGAACGAAGCGGAACTCCGCGAGATCACCGAAGGGGTCGTGGAGACCGCGAGCCAGTTGGAACGCTTAAAGGGATGGCTGGGCGCGCGAGGCGTAATAGCCGATAGCCTAGACGAAGACGGCGTAGAGGCGTTACTGTCAGACCCATTCGAAGACCCCGTGGCTCGACGTGCGCTTGAGATCCGCCAGGCGGTAGGCTCAGCCAGCGTGAAAAAAGTCTTCGCCATGCGTAACCAGCTTCCTCCGGATAACCGCCTGCGTGAGCTATTCAATTATCACGGTGCCCGCACTGGCCGCCCGACCGGCGAAGGCCCGCAACCGACCAATTTGCCCAAGGCTGGCCCGAGCGTCAAACAGTGCCCCGCCTGTACGCATTGGTTTGGCTCCCATATCGATACAGTATGCCCGTGGTGTAACGTGCCGGTCGCGCCGGTCGTCAAGGCACGCGAATGGACATGGGAAGCGACCGGGGATGCATTGGCGGTCATTCGTACCTGTTCTGTAGACGCTGTGGCGCGTTATTTCCAAGACGTGATGCTCACGGTCTCGGGTAGCCTTCGCGGGCTCTTTACAGCCGCCCCAGGGCACGTCTTGATGTGTTCCGACTACTCCGCCATCGAGGGCGTGGTGATCGCGGCGCTATCGGGCGAGCAATGGCGTCTCGACGTATTCGCAACTCACGGGAAGATATACGAGCTATCGGCCAGCAAGATCACGGGGATTCCATTCGAGGAATACGCCCGCTACAAGGCCGAGACGGGACAACACCATCCAACGCGCGGCAAGGTCGGTAAGGTCGCCGAGCTGGCGCTGGGCTTTGGGGGCTGGGTCAACTCATGGAAGGCTTTTGCGGGCGATGATGGTCGTGTCGATGACGAGATCAAGCGACTCATTCTGGCGTGGCGCGAAGCCAGCCCGAGCATAGTGGAGTTCTGGGGCGGTCAAGGTCGCGGTAAGCCTTGGGGCAACAGCTACACGCCGGAACTCTTTGGCCTAGAGGGCATGGCGATCCGCGCGATACTTGAGCCTGACACCTGGTTCGACTATCGTGGCACGGCCTACCGTTACAGCACGTTCGCCGATGTTCTCTTTTGCCGCTTGGTGTCCGGCCGGTACCTCTCGTACCACAAGCCCCGCCTGGCACGAAAGCAACGCTTTGACGTGATTGAGTACGCCTTGTCCTATGAAACCTGGAACTCCAATCCGAAATACGGCCCGCAAGGCTGGGTAAGGATGGACACATACTCAGGGCGCTTGGCCGAGAACGTGGTACAAGCGACCGCTCGCGATATCCAGCGGCACGCCCAGATCCAGTTGGAGAAGCGTGGCTATCCGGTCGTCTTGCACGTTTACGACGAGAACGTATCGGAGGTGCCGATTGGCTACGGGAGTATCGAAGAGTTCGAGTCAATCCTGATGGACTTGCCGGAATGGGCGAAGGGCTGGCCAATCAAGGCTGCCGGGGGGTGGGTAGGTGAACGGTATTGCAAGAAGGATTAAAATAATTGTTGACACGTTCGTCAATAAGCGATACATTGGGGTCGTCATATACATTTTAACGGAGACCAAACCATGAAAGACTTTGCCCAACAGGAACGCCGCCGGTTCATCGAGAACGTGAGCGCCTTTCACCGCCAGGAGATGACATTCTGGGTCTTGGTGCGCTATGGTTTTGCCTGGACAGCTTCTCTTATTTTTAACACTCGTATGCCGCACGAAAGGGCTTAAATCATGATCCGCAAAGGCGAAAAATTCATCCACGATCTCACGGGCAAGGAAGTCACGGTTGCAGATCGAGGTCACTACCCAGACACTATCCTGGTCGAGATGCCCCCTGAGAAACAGGGCGAAGCGCCCCGTAAAGTAGAGGTCTACTTGCGCCATCTTACTGCACTGGCAGCAGGCGCTATGCTTTCGGGATGCTTGGCTTCAATGCCGACCGACAACTACGCGAATCAGCCCGAGCCGTATCGTCAAGGGCTTTACGATGGCTGCGTATCGGGTAAGGCGGCCACGGGTAACTGGACGTACCGGTTTCGTCAAGATCCGCAACGCATGAGCACCGACACGATGTACAAGACCGGCTGGGATGCGGGCTTTGTCCAGTGCAAAACCGAATCGGAACAATTGAACGCTATCATAAGAGGCCGCTGATCATGACTGAATACATCTCTAAAGAGGAAGCCGAGAAGATTGCCGTCCAAGTCGGGTTCATCCCTACCAAGGGCGCAAAGAATGGTCACGTTGAATATCTCAGACGCGCCATCAACCTTGCCATCGCGCAGAAGTTTGAGGTGGTTGGATATGGAGTATTGGCAAGCAACACAATGAAGGTGTCTAGCTTCTTGTTAGCTGACCATCCAGAAGCTGAGGAAAGGTTTGATTATAAACCAGAGCATATCTTGCCCCTCTACGCCCTCAAGGGAGACAGCAAATGAGCGACAGCAGCAACTATCACGATTATTTCGTTTACGAGAACGGAAAGCTTTATTGGAAAGTGCGCCCAAGAGAGCATTTTGTGTCGGATAGAGGGATGAAATCTTGCAACTCTAAAAGGGCTGGCAACGAGGCGGGGTACATTGATGCACAAGGATATGTGCGTGTAAGAGTTAACGATAAGTCAATCGGAGCGCACCGCGTCATCTATTGCATGCATCACGGGCATATGCCTGAATTTGTAGATCATATTGATGGGAACCCAACCAATAACATCATAGAAAACCTTAGGGCTGCAACCATTGAGCAGAACATGCAGAACTGTAAAACACCAGTTACCAATACTTCAGGATTTAAAGGCGTTTACTTCCATGCAGGGATAGGGAAATACACGGCTTCTATTCGTGTAAATAAAAAGCTAACGCATATTGGGACATTCTTCAGTATGCAAGAGGCAATTGATGCCAGGAAGCAAGCTGAAATCGAACATTATGGAGACTTTCGCAAAAATGGATAAATCAAGAGAGGCGTTTGAGGCGTGGAAATTACACATGCTAGAAAATAAAGGCTCTTTTTCAGAGCTTGATATTTGGCAAGCCGCCCAATCCCGCCATGCCGAGGAACGCGAGGCGCTGGTTGAAGAATTGCGTGAAAGAAACCTCAAAACGCTTAGACAAGCACTGAAAAATTGTGATGTGCCTGGCAATTACCAGCATGGAATCATCGACGAATTTAACCTTCTATCCAACAGCGCACAGGGTGGGGAAGATAGCGGGAGGGTGGAATGATTGATTACACATTGAAGTTTGTAGGCATCCTAACTGTTGCTGCTTTCGCATGGAAACTTCTATGGCCTATCTTAAAATCCGCTATGCAGACAACCAGTGTAGTTGCGCTTATGTTGGTTGCTTCCTATAAGCACGGAAACTTTAAGGCAATAAAATGGATGCGACTGCCAACCGTGTGGTGGAAGTATTACATTCGATTCTTATTTTCTTGGGGAGAAATAACCCGCATGTCCAATAAAAATTGGTCTTGGTCTGGGATATTTCGCTGGCACATATTCCCAGCCAACCAGCAACCAACGACAGATAAAGAGGTGAAGTGATGGCATTAAGTGAACCAAGGATAGTTTGCGCCGCTTGTCGGGATGCTACAGGACAAATAGTCGCTGCCCCGCGTCACTTTGACCAGACGATGCACGCACAGATTAAGGCGATGATGAATTACACCGCACCTTGGGAGCAAGGGTTCATCGACCAGCACGGCAAGTTCTACGACAGACAGCAAGCCTATGTCATTGCCCAAAACAACGGGCAGATAGTGCGAGTTATCGACCACGCGATAGGTACGCTTTACAGCGAAAATCTTTATTGAGGACTAACCCATGAACATTACAGACGATTTGATTGAAGATGCAAAGGCTGAAAATCTTTGGCTTGTCGCTAAGTGGTCGCCTTCGGAACAAGGTGTATCTATGGAGCTTATGAGTGATGGCACTATTAAGCTAGAAAAAAGCGGACACGTTATTGCGACAACCGCAGATGCTGTATTTTTCCAACGCCAGCGCGAGAGGCAGGCTGTGTCGAGCGGGTTCGATGAATTTATAGAGGGTATGACAGTTTCCGTCGATATAAGCACAGGAAAGCACGATATAGGGAATCGTTTGTTTGGTACGGTTTCGGAGGTTATGCATTACTCCGGAGGCGGTGATAAGAACGGCCTTGTCCTTCTTGTGCAAGACGTGGAGATTAATCTCCCTGAGCTTGATAGTGCTGGCTTTTTGCTTACCTACAAAAACGGAACAACTGAGTTCATTACTAGAGCGCCAGACAACTTTGAAATCCGGGAATGCAAGATTCAACCGCTGTACGCCGCCCCATCACCAGAGTTGATTAGTCCGCACCCCATTGTGGAAGAGACGCCCGCCCTAGCGTATCTTAAAGCTTGGTTACAAGACGTGCACGACATCGAAGTCAAGACGCAGTTTGAGCATACCTTGATTGACGACTTGTACGACCGAATCCAAGCGCTCCAAGCTACCAAAGGATAACTATGATCCGCGACTACCTACACTACCGGCGCATGGGTATCCGAGCGCTCCAAGCGATTAAAATGGCCGCCGTAAGGGTAAGTACCGTCGAACAGGTTTTGGGCGTGCTGGTGGCTCTCCTGTTGCTGGCGGCGACCCTGTGGTCATTGTGGATTGAATACGATATTCACTACGGCCAAGTAATCCACTCGGCACACCTGTCACGCCTGGAACTCAGTATCGAGCGGGACAAGACGGCGAAGTGGGAACGCCTAGCCGTAGCGTGCCTGAATCACCAGGCGATTACGGTAAACGGCCGGTCGATGTCGTGCCGGATCTCAGAACACAAAGAAGCGGTGGATCTATAGTGTCGCCGGAGCCCGCCCTAGCGTAACGGCCGGCTGGCTTTGGTACGGAGCGGGGCTATACTGCAACCGTGGCCGCGGCTGATCGAGCGCACGGTCTCCCCCGATGTGTACCGCCTTGTACCAATACCAGGCTCGAAAATCCGGCATGCCGTCCTCGCGGAGCATATCGTACAAGAGGTAGTCGGCGTCCGCGCGGAACGATCGGGGCAGGTATCCGTCTTTGATCAAGCTGTAAAAGAAGTCATGCACGCACGCGGCGCGCCGGGTATTGAAGGTGTTGATGGCTGGGAAGTTGGCGCTGAATAAAAACCCTTCGCGGATCTCATAGTCGCCGTTCGAGTGTAGCGTGCCATAAGGCGCGGTAATAGTCTCCGAGAGGGCGAAAGGCGCGGTATCGTGGTAAGGCCTGGCGACCACATATTTGTCGGCGTCTACGAATACGACCTGTTTCACACTTTGCATTTTGCATAGACCTCCACATCCGCCCCGACCCGATGGTATAGAACCTCTTGGCACGCACTACTTGGAAGCCATTGTACGAGCGAGCAGCCCGTCAGCGTCATCGAGAGGGCCAAAAGCCTTAGTACAGCCATACGACCTTGGGCGGCAAACCAGGTGCGCCTAGACCGAGATGAATGAAGTTTTTAGCGATGCCAATGCGCGTAAAGCCGAACTCGTAAGCCAAGCGTACCAGCTCGTACCGATCGGAGCTTGTGACGCACGCTACGTCTGCGCACATGCCCTTCGTGTGCTCGCCATTGGAGTGGGTCTTGCGCGCTTCGACCGGATGCGTGATATCGCGGAACCCGCTCGTGATCTTCATGGGCTTGTCGTAGCCGACCCGCAACCGGTACAAAGCGTCCATGAACTCGACGCGCATGCCGTTCTTGCCCGTATGACTGCAATCGAACTCCGCCTTGGTGAAGTACGGTGCGTATCGAGACCAATCGCTAACGATTGCCATGGTGCGCCTCTACGGTTCTGGGCTGTTGCCGGCGTTCAAAGAGGTACTTGGCGGCCAGCCCCAGGATGACTAGCGATGACCCTAGCGGTGGCCGCCAGCCGTAGAAAATTTCAAGGCACGTCCAAAACGCTCCGACACCGAGCAAAGCGTGGAATAGCCACACGAGGAAGCTCGTTTTCCACGACATGCTGTTGATGCTAGCTATGACGTGGTAGATGATGGTGACGCATGCGAGAACGAGCGAGATTAAAACTACGGTGTTGATAGAGGAAGTCATTTTTTAAGCAGAGCTCCGATGTTTAACTTCTTCCCAGCCTCCACAATCAACGGAACGGTGTTGATGGCCGTGAGGCCAATGATCCAACACGTCAGAAATTGCCCGTTGTCGGTGGTGATGCTGAGTTGATCGCATACGAAGCCGGTGCCAAACACCGCTGCATTTGTGCCAATGAATACGGAGAGGACAGCTTGGCCAGGCGTCAAGTTCTGAATGAACTTTAGCGAACAGATTGCCCCGAAAAAGCCGATGACGGCATACGTCAGTTTAAGTCCATATACGCTGCCGTCCATCGGTGATCTCCTACACGTTGTTAGTTTTGGCTGATTGTACCACTAAGCAAAAACGAAGTGCTCTAAAAAAGCCTCGGCGATGTGTTGCATGCCGGGGCCCGAGGGAGTAGTACCGATATGAGTCGGGTGAACGTACAGCCCGCCTTCGGGCAACGCCTCAGTTGCGGCATTATAGTAATCGTTGGTGCGAGCGATAACTACGGGCCAATCGGAAAACTCCGCAACCATGGCGTCAAGAGCGGCGTTCACGGCGTCCACGGTAGCGTTCGACAAACTGTAGCTCGTGCTTGCGGCGTTGATGTACGGTACGTGACCAACCACGATAGGAGCGGCCTCCGCAGGGGCTTTCAGCGTGCCCACGTAATCGATCATGTTGACCGGGCCTGCGACAGCGCCTTGAACTCGGATAGTATGCGAGCCAGGGCCAAATCCCTTATACAGCTTAGCCGTGTGGCCGTAGGTGTCGTTGGTCTGAGCCACGTTGACGTACGGATCTTGCACGACGCCATCGACCAACACTTCCAGATTGCCGTACCCGCCACTAGCTGTGGTCATCGTACCAACTACTACGTTATCGCCCTCAAACGTCCATTCGCGATACGCGACTCCGGGGCCTTGAGTCGTATATTTGGTGGTACTTCCCAGGGCATACGACCGATCGCCCATGATGGTATTACCGTTGCTCCATGACCCAACGGCGGACATTGCCGAAGCCAAACACTGAGTGTCAAGTAAGCCGACCACAATCATCGACCTGATATTGTTTACGATGCAGTTGAGTGAACCCCCGCCCTTCTGTAACAGGTCATTCAAACCGCTCAAGATGAACATGGTTTGAGTGCGATCTACAGGCTTAGTCAACGCTACGTTTGAAGCGGCTCGTACCTGTTGGCCATTGACCCCGTGGTTAGTCACGGGGCCGTGCAAGAAAGCCGGAATGATGGCGGATTGGCGGCCTAGAGTGGGGCCTACGGTAAAAGAATCACCGTAGTGGATCGTTCCTTTACCGTATAGGTTCCCCGTTTGGCTAGCCCCGTAATTCATTTTGATTGAGGTCAGATTCATTTCTTTTTCCTTATCGTCTAAAGTCAGTGTAACCGATGGTGTTGGCGTACAAATCAGTGCCGGTTGCAATAGAGCGAGCGCCTATTTGCCCGCTTGTATTTGTCATTACCTCGAATTCCCCCGCGTATCGAACGCCAGTAATTGCAGATCCAGAAGCCACGCTTCCGCCAAGAGACATAGTGCCTGTATCCAGAGATACGGTCGCGTCAGCGGTAGCAAGATCAAAGAATTTCAGGCCGCCGTTGGAATCAGGGTTAAGCAACTGAGCCGTGAACTTCGCCAAGACACGAATATCGACCGGCACAGTTAGGGCATACGTTTCGCGCGCCGCCGAGCTCACGGAAGTGTCGGCAATGTCTCCGGAGCGCTGTACGTCATACGGCACCCACACTTCACCGCCGCCTCGCTCTACAGGCTTCACGGCGATAAAATTGGCGCTGGAATCAGTGCGGTACGAAGCAATCCGGCGTCCGATCGCCCAGCCAGAGGGTACGTTTGCGCCAGATACGCTAGTATCGCCATATACGTCCACGGCAAACGTGGTGGTGTTGTAAATGACGAATACGTGGAAGGTTCCAGAAGTAGGCTTGCTAACCGCGTTACCGAGCCCACCGTTTCCCGTTCCCGCTACGAAAGCGGCGTCCATTCGTTTGGTGATGGAAGCGGCCAGCACAACGTCCAGCGTGTTATCCGCATTACGACAATACCCCGCCGAAATATCCAAGTCGTTGTTCGCATCCGACACATTGTTGGTGACCAAGAAACCCGAGATGTACCCCTTTGGCGCGCCTAGCTTGGCTTTTTTCTTATTCCCCGAATCACTAGCGTCTGCGATCAACGCGGTATCCTGCATTGGGTCAAACGTAGCCAGCGTCTGATCATTTACTACGCCGTTGGCTAATTGATTCGAAGAGATCTGGCCGTTGAACCCGAGCGAAATTGTCCAATCGGTAAAAGTTCCGGAGCCCTCAAAAGCCTGAGATGTGACCACGAGGGCGCCCGTGCCACTGTTGTAGGTATCTACTACGGTAAACATCCGGTTCGAGGGGGCCGCAGTACGGGCAATCGTCAAGCTTTGACCAGGTACGAAGCCTTTACCGGTCTCAACCGTAAAAGCTTTAGACCCGGTGCCGACCGTATTCGAGGTCGTGCTGGTTGCACTAGTCGATAAATTGTTGATGTTCTCCGCAAACTCGTTGAGCTCGGCGCCAAAGTCCGGTAGTGCCCCTAGAAACGCATCGGCCTCTGAGGCGAAATTGGTAGGATCGTTCGTAGACGGCGGAGTTGGTAACGGAGTGATTGCAGGCATTTTACATTTCCTCTATTTCAAGATTTGAGATGGTCTTGGTCGGGTATGCCAGATTCATCTCCCACCGCTTATAAACGCCCAAGATTAAGAGCGCCTCAAAGTAGTCGTCTGTGTTACTGTCGTCCAAACCCGAATAAACCGCCGGTACCGCGTTCAACTCGGAACGAGCTGCCCGGATTGTATTTGTTCGGGTCTTGTCGGCCCATACTTCCACGTCAATTTTCGGGATAGATCGGCGCTGGGTAATTTGTACTGTGCCATCGAAATCCCGATCGATTCGCGAGAAATTAAGCTCTTCGTTCGTAGCGTTATAAACCACTTGGCCAAGGTACACCTGGTTACCGATAACAACCGCTCCGCAGCTTACCGTTCCGGTCGTAGAAGATAGCTCAATTTCCAAAACGCCATTAGTGTACGGCGGCAAATCAAACTTAACAATAGACGGAATCGAACTAAAAGGCTCGAAGAAATAGTCGTACCAATCTAATACTTCTCGGGTGTTGAGATCCTCGGTAACCGTATAAACGATGTCTACGCCGCTAGTCATAGTCAAAGTGATGCTCTCGGCGGACATGCCGAATACGCCAATCGAATCGATACGCTCCCCAGGCGTCAGCTCAACAATAAGCGGACTAGGTGAAACGGTCTGGGTGTTACGCAGCGTATCAAACATCGCGAATTTATTGGTCGGGCCAATCTCGACCCAGCGAGTCGGTGTGGCCAACGCCGCATCGACCTCCGGCAACGTGGCATCCACGCCAGCCTGAATGTTCTCGTAGATCATGTGAGTCGTATCGCGAGTAACCTGATCGCCCACGGAATAATTCGTGGCCGCGTTCCAAGACTCTTCCGGCGGCGTAGCGTACACGTCTGGTTCGTCTACCGTAGACGAAGTGAGTATCGCTTCCGCATCGGTCAGCGAGCGAATTAAGGGTACGATAACTCTCACTCTAAAGCCTCCGTAACAAGGGCGTCTCCGTTCGGACTCAGCAATTCTAGCCTATCTGCGGTGCGTTTGGTGTAGATTGCGGTACGATTAGTGCCCGATACCACGGCTTGCAATTCTTGACGCAAAGCGCGGATCTCGGCAACCATCGAAGCGCCCCCGCCCATCATGTCTCGCAAGTCACTGTTGGAGTAGATACGGGAAGGGCCTGTAGCTTCCAGCTCGGGGCCGCGCTCGCCTACGATACGAAGTCCGCCGGAGTGCATGCCCCCATCTGCAAACATCGGGAAACGGGCATTGGCCGTGCTGGCGCCGTAGTTCTGATACAAGCCTGAATAGATTTGATAATCGGAACGGGTGCGGAACTCTTCTACGCCTCGCATCGCATCTAGCAGACCGTTGACCGCGCCGGTCGTATTCTGGAACGCTTGGATTAAGGAAGGGAATACTGCCGCTAGATCCAGGCCTTCCTTGGTCGTGAAATCGATGTTTTTGCCCAGCTCGACCAACTCTTCGATAGAGCCCGGTACGGACATCTCCAAGCTTTCAAATAGCTTGGCCAGCTCCGCTTGTTGGATGGCGCTACGCTCTTGTGCCGACAGGAACGGCATGAGCGATTGATTCACGCCGCCCTTAAGTTGATCGATGGACTGCGTGAAAGCCGCGAACTGCTCGCGCAGGCCGAACAACGCCGTGAAGGTTTTGATGCCTTCCTGGGTGGACTTATCTACCGCCTTCAACGCATCGTCAAACTGTTTCAGCGTACTTGGTAAGCTAGCAGCGCCCTGTTCCGTAAAGCCTTCTGCTAAGCGATCACGAGTTTGGATCAGTACGCTACCTACCGTCTGCACCGAAGTCGTCAGCTTCTTCACGAAGTCTACTTGAGCCTGGCCGGCCAAACCCGTAGCCGTGGCTACCTTGGCGGCTTGGTCTACCGTGAGCGAGTAAACGTCCGCGAGCTGGGCCTGCTCGTTGTTTAGCCCGACGACCGCGTTCATCATGCCTAGAACTACAGCCTTGTCGGTGGATCGAGTAAATAGCTGTTTCAGGGCGACCGACAGAGGGCTCGCCTTAATAGCTTGCACCATGACGATACCCAGAGCGCTATCGACATACTTCTGGAACGCCTGGTCGTCGTCTTTACCGTATACCTCAGTGAAACCGAAGCCCTTGCCGTTGATGGCGCCGGAGAACTGGCCAATCGACTTTTTACCGGTCTTGGTATAGAAGCCGGATTGCGCCGATAGCTTGGCGATCACGCCCATCTGATCAAGGAAGCCGCCAAGCTGGGTCAGCAAGGCCTCGTTGACGGAACCAATTGCCGCTACGTTAGAAGCGTCGAATTTCTTGGCCCCGCCCTTGCCTACTGCGGTTTGCAGATACTTGTCGGTCGCCGTGGTGTAGGTGCCTGTAACCGCCGCGCCGATACGGGGATTCTTGGTTTTGCCGCCAAAAGCGCTACCCAGCGCGCCGCCCAGGAACGAGCCGATAGCGCCGCCCACGGGGCCGCCTAGAGCCAAGCCAATAGCGGCACCGCCCCCTTGGAACGCCGCCCCTTTGAGATCCCCCTTAAGAAGCGAGAACGCGGCCGGCACGAAAGCAAGGCCCGTTGCAATCTGGCTGGAATATTGGCCAAGGAAACCGCCGAGTTTATCCGCCAAACCCCCGTTACCGTTCGATAAGAATATGCCCAACTTCTCGATCGAGCCGACCACGTTGGTGTTGAGCGACGATAAGCCTTCGCTTACTTTGCCGAATATATCGCCCCCTCCCCCAGCGGCAACGAGACCCGTTTGGCCAGCGAAGGCCGAATCCGTGATACCGAGAGAGCCTAGACCGCCTAAAACGGCTTTCAGCGGCCCCGCGATAATACGCTCGATAAAGGGCTGCACAAAAATGGTTTTGAGCGTGCGAAGAGCCACGTCCTTGAAATTCTCAAGGAAAGACTTGCCGTTCTCGAAGCCATCGAACAGGGCGTTACTGATCGTGCGAGAGAGGCTTTCTTGAATCCGCTTGAACTCGGCAATCTGCGCATCCGCAGCGGCTTTAGCGGCCTTCTTTGCGGCCTCCACTTCGTCCTTGTACCGCTCGATCTCGGCAGCCTGGCGAGCGTCGTCCTCAATCTCGATCGATTTGATGACTTCTTTGATTTTTTCGTCCTCGGCTTCTTTTGCCCGCTTAGCCTCTTCCTTGTACCGGGCAATCTCGGCAGCTTCTCGCGCTTCGTCCTCAATCTCGATGGACTTCATCACTTCTTTGACTTGATCGTCATAAGACTTTTGGCTGGCCTTGATCTCGCCGCCCATCAGCTTTTTACGCAACTTGTCCAAGGCTTCGCCCAGCTCAAGCTGAGAGATACCTTCACGCTTCGCAGCGGCAATGATGGCTTCGGATTGCTTGACGTACTCGGCTTTCTGCGCACTGGTGAGCTTCAAGTCTTCGGTCAAGGACGAGAACGTGGCGATATTCTTGTTGACTGGCTCTTCCAGCTTGGCGCTGGCCTTGGTCAAGAGGTCATAGGCGGCTCGAAGCTTCTCGGACGTACCGCGAGCCGCTTCCTGTGCGCGAGTCTGGATCAGTTGCGTGTTGGCCACACCAAGACCGACTAGGCGCTGTTTCTCCATGGCCGTTGCAACGGTGGGATCCTTGGCGATAGCCTGGTAGCGCTCACGCGCTTGGGTAAGCTGAACGATTTGCTCTTGAAGCTGCGCGGCCTTCGACTTTTCCTCGGCCATCGGGTCGTTAATGTTGATGCCCTCTTTGCGCAGGCGGTTCTGGCGTTCCAGCTCGTCATTGATGGATTGCAAGGCGGGCGTCATGCCGCGTGTCTTGTTCATCCACTCGACAATCTTGTCGCCGAAGAGAACCACGAGGCCGATAGCGATACCGATTGGGCCGCCCAGGAAGGCTACTGCCGAGCCCATGGCGCGAAGCGCGGTACCCGCTGTAGCGGCTGTCGTAGCCAAGCGGGCTTGCGCGGCCGTAAGGGCTGCGGCTGCACGAGCGGCGTTCGTGGTCGCGGCGGCGTTGTTGTTCAAGGCAAGCGTAGACGCACCAGTAGCGGACGCTACGCGGTATTGTTCTTGCGCCAACAAGACAGCCGCTTGGGCCAGTTGCACCTTCTTGGCGCGGGCGGCTGTATCGGCAGCGATAGCGGCTTGTTGCGCCCTGACCGTCTCGTACATTGAGGCCGTCAGACGACCGAACGCAATGGCGCCCACGGCTAGGCCGGCTTTGAGTAGCAGATCTAGTGAATCGGCTAGGCCGATAATGCCCCTCTGCAATAGCTTGGTCGCGCCTACGCCCTTATCCATCTCGCCCAGGAAGAGCTTGATATTGTTCATCAGCACGACGAACGCGCTGGACACGGTGCCTACTTCTTTGACCTGCTCTCGCAAGCTGGCTAAGTACTTAGGATCGGAAAGTGCGGTAGCCAGAACGTCCGAAGTGAGCTTGCCTTGGGACGACATATCCTTGAGCGCACCCACGGTCGTGTTGAGCGACTTGGCCAACTGACGCATGATGATTGGGGCGCCCTCAGAGACCGCCAAGAACTCTTGCCCGTTGATACGGCCGGAGCCGAACGATTGGGAGAGCTGTAGCATGACCGAGTTGGTTTCCTGCACGGTTGCATTGGACACGCGTAAGGATAGGGATACGGACTCGGCAATCTTGGAGATGTCACTTTGAGACGTGCCGAAGTCTCGAAGGTTTTGCGTTAATCGAGCGTATAAAACGCCCACGGCGCTGATATCTGATTGAGACTGCCGAGCGATGCGAACGACATTGCCGTAGGCCTCGGCGTATTCATTGGCGGTACGTGCGGAAAGCTTAAGTTGGGCGTCGAACTTCTTATACTCGTCCAACGCTTTAAGGACTTGGGCGCCGCCTACGGCAGTCAAGAGACCGCCGAAAGCGCGCTTGGCGATACCGACAGACTTGTCGATACCCTTCATGGCCCTATCGACCGAGCCACTGGCTTTATCCATGTCGGCTTGAAGCCGTGCGATATTCGCCAGTAGCTTGATCTCTAAGGTTCCGACATTCATGCCTATAGGCCTCTCAGCGTAGATTTGATGTGCTTTGCCATCTTAACCGGGTCATTCTCAACCACGGTGTCGGGAGGCGGGCAATTCGCTTTGACCGCTACACGCATCTGAGTCAGATACTCGATTGATGCGGTTCGCAGTATTCTAGCTTCCCACGGGCGAATGTCAAAGCCTATTACGTCTTTATACGCCTGTATTTCTTGCCACCCTATCGGCGACTGCCCCATCTCGCTATTTACAATTGGGCCAATCTCCAACAAAAGGTCAAACAGGTAATGGAGCTCGTAATGCGGCCATTTTACTTCTTTGCCGGCTTCTTTAATCTGCTCTAGCCTGGTAGTTTCGCTTTTGTCCGGCAATACGTTAAGCCACACGTACAACCGGACATACCGAAACAGATCCCGAGCTAGGCCGGCATAAAATTTTCAGTCTTGGATAAGTAGCGATCAACTTGATCCGTGATGTACCGAAGCTTGGGGTTCGTATAAAGCGCGAACGCATCGGTTACAGGGAAGTTTTCAATCTTAACCGTGACTGCCGCCAAAAACTCCGCGGTATCCTTCAAGTTTTCTTCGGCTGCGCGACGATCGGAATTGCCGCGCAAAAGCGCCACGGATCGAGCTTGGACGTTCATATCCAGACGATGCTTGGCGCGAATGAATTGTTGGGAGCCTGGCCCGTAAAGCGTAATCGTCACGGGGGCGCCGTTGTATTCGAGATCCCCGCCTTTTGGGCTTTCGACGGTCATTACTGCGGTGTCCAAGGTCTCGAAAAGGGAAAGGTCGTTATTGTCTTGCTCTGGTTTTGCCATGATAAGTCTCCGTTAAAAATCTCCGTGGAAGGTTGGGGCGCGGTACGGAGGGAACCGCTCGTCGGCCCGAAAGCCCTAGCCCCAAAAGCTTGATTAGGTCGCCAGCGACTCTACGATACCTACACCGCTGGAACTGGTGGTGATGCCCAGCTCGACGGTGACCATGCGGATTGTGTCTACGGTCGTTGCTTGCTTGACCACGGACATGACCTTCGCCTGGAAGTAGTCGATGTCGCCATTCGGATAGGTGGCCTCGAAGGCGTAGTCGTTGTCGGAAGTCAAAGCCGACTTCAAGAGGATCATGCCCGCGTCGTCGCTGTCGTAGCCAATGACGAGAGACTTGTTGCCCTCGTTGAACGAGCCCTTGAACTTCTGAGTGCCTCGGGTATCGATAGGGTTGAAAGTGACCTCGGCGTACACGCGACCATGTTCGCCCGCATCTTCGATATTGCCGATGTTGGTGTAGGTCAGAGCGGAATAACCGGCTACATCAAACGTAGCTGGCACACCGGCCGAGATAGCGATAAGGGTTCCTGCGGTAGTTCCGACTGCCATGATATGTCTCCTAAGTCAAAAAGTGAGTTCGACGCCTCGCACCTGCGCCTAATATGCTATACGAAAATCAATGACTTGGTAAGTTATTCCTGCCTCGTCATCGCGCAGATCCGGCCCAACCAATTCCTTGATGCAGCTATCGACGTAAACCCCGTTGTAGGTTCCCTGCCGATGGTTGCATGCGTCTTCGATCAACTTGCGTAACTCTTTGGCTCGCCCGTAATCGGAAGCGGTCAAACCCTTCACCGCCAGGGTGATCTGGACTCGCGCGCGCCGCTTTAACGTAGTGAGGCCTACTGAGGTCTCTTCGACCTCTGATATCAGGGCGTAGGAAAGCGCCGGGAGCGTCGCATTGAGCGGCATTACACTTGGGTACATACGAGCCAATGGGATTTGCGCGGTAAGGGGCGCATGCGCCTTCATTATCGCTAGTATCGCTTTTTCAGCGTTCATCAGTCGTCTCCCCCGCCATCTGGCGTATTGATGCCCCGCTCGTTGAGCTTTGCCCGTACCTGATTGGCCACGGCTTTCACGGCTTCGTCGGCTTTGTTGTCCAGAGCAGGCCGCATAAACGGCTTTGCGCGAGCCCCTGGGTGGAAGACTCGGGGCGTCTCGATGACCTTGCCATCACGAGTGGTAAATTTAAGGAGCTTGCCAGGCTTAGCATTGATCATGTGACCGACAGTACCGAACTCGACCCAATTCGCGTAGAAAGCCCGCTTGTTACCTGCAACTACGGTGGCGGTAACCTCGCCCTTCTGGGAGCGGGTAGTAACGCGGGTGCTATGGCGTAAATCTCCATCCTGTACCGATACGTTGGCCTTGGCTTCATTCGCGATGACGCGGGCGCCCTTACGCATCGCAGAGCGCATAATGTTTCGCTCTATTTTGGTCGGCAGCTCTTTTAGAGCCTTGGCCAAAGCCTCGCCACCGGTGATGTTGATGTTCCTAGCCATTGCGCAAATACGCCTTGATGTCTGAGGCGGAGGCTCGGTGGATGTAGGTACAAGTAAACTGCAAAGGCTCGTTCACGCCGACCGAAAGCCGGATGCTTATGACGTTATCCGGTAGACCAAACTTTTCGCGTAGAAAGTCCATGACCTCTTGTACCGTTGTTGCTTTGTTGTTGGTCATTCTGAGTAGTCCTCGCACATAAATTCAAGCGCTTCTTTGCGGCCAATCTCGGCCGGCTTCGAGACGATTTGCAAGACGCGGTTATCGCGGTCTAGAACAATGATGCGCATGTTGGCCGTTATGTTGGGGTTGTATCGAGTACGAACGCGACATGGCCGTTTCAACAAGCGAAGGTCTTGCTTGGTCTCTTCCTGCATGCGGCTGGTTATATCGGTGATCTCCGCGAAGGTTTCCCATGCGATCGTCCAGGTGTTGCCTACCTCGCCGCCCCAATCGCTATCCTCTCCGGCAACCGGCGCTTCGATACGAATAGGCGTGTCAAGTGACCCGATGCGCATTACATCCCCAAGCCAAGACGGTAGGGCTGCAACAGCGAGTAGACGCCCATGGGCAACGAATTGAACGAGATACGGGTGGTGCCAACCTGATCCTGTTGGCGGTTCTCATACAGGTTCGCGATGATCAGGTTCAAAGCGGACTTGATGGGCGCTGGGAAGGGGTAAGTATCCGGGCTCTCGCCGTTGGTATAACCGACCACGGCCGTAACAATCACGGGATTCACCGTGTCTTGGATCTCCGGCCATTGCTGATTGTATTTGAGATAGAGCTTGTTCGCGAACGTATCGACGCCGTACACGGTCGTCGCAAGGGTTTGAGTCGCGCCGTCTCGGTCGATGTACTCCACGCTAGTCACGGATTGCACCGGGGCCAGGGGGAGCGCCAAGTCGATATCGTAGAATGAGTCGTAGACGATCTCGATAGTCTTGGTGGCCAAGGCTCGACGCAGATACTCTTCCGTCCATGTCCGAGCTGCGGTGATCAGGGCGGTAACGTAGTCGTCGTCTGGATGGACAGGCGGGGAGCCGTAAGGGTCGAGGCGTAGATGCTCGCGTGCCTCGTCTAGCGTAATGGGCTCGGTAACTACCTGGCTCGTTTCACGATATCTCATGGCGCCCTCTTGAATACAAACGTACCGATCGAGTCTCGACCGATATCAGATTCCATCTCGTTTTGCTCTACCAGCTCGAAACCAAAGTGCGCCATAAAATTCTGTAGCCCTTCGTTTGTCCAATACCAAAAATGCTCGCCTGGCTTGAAGTGCTTAGAGGCCAGAACGTCTTGAACGCCATCATAAATCGGGCACGAAACAAATACAAATTCTTTCGCGCCAGCAAGCAAGCTAGTGGGGTCTGGAATATGCTCTAAGCTATCCCAGAACGTCAAGGCTTCGACCGGACGCTCCGCATCGGGCGTGCGGTACAAGCCTCGTTGCGCAAGCCATTCGATTGCGTGCGGGTTGATGTCGCAACCGTAGATACCGTCCCGAGACTCGCAAAAAGCGCCCGAGCCTATGCCCACGTCGATAACGGTGCCGTTCGTGTACTTGGCGACCAGCCCAGAACGGGCGACCGTGAGATCGATGCCGATTCGGGTGTTGCGCAGGCTTTGGTAATACTCGAAGTAGCTGCGGTCATACGGCACCGCAGGCGCATCAAGGTAACCGATGCCTATCTGCTCGAGCCACTGTAGTTTGTTAGACGCAAAGTGCTTGAATTTCGTCAAAATAAGTCTCCGTTTTTGTCTGGAAGTCCGAGATGGTTTTGTCGCAAAGATGCCTAGATGCTTTGCACCGGCAAAACCGATCGGGCTCGATGAAAGTGATGTGATGAATGTCCTGAGAAGGCGGAGCGATGATCTCGGGCGCATTGAATCCACCATTGCCGCCCAAGATGCACACCAAGGGGGTCTTGTTGGCCAGGCATGCCGGAACGATGAAGCCTACGCCCCCTACGACCAGATCCGCGTGTTGCAGTAGCCCCAAAAGCTTCGGCGTATCGAGCTCGCCAGCGTGATAGACGATATCCGCATAGGGCAATGGCTCCAATGCGTATTCTTCGTCCCCTTCTAAGTCGGCCACGGAGACGATCGTATAAAAGCGCCTAGCGTATTCTACGAATTGCGCGAGGTACTCTGGCTTTGGGTTGCGTGAATACGCGGGCCACTCTCGCCGAATGGTGGCAGGCCGCACGACCAAATAGGGCCGAGTAAGCCCTGGTAAAGGGTCGAAATCCGGCAAGTCCATCAGCGCTTCGGGTAAGGAATAGGCTCGGGACAAACTACCTAGCATGCCGATTCTATCTACCTCATTCGGATCATACTTGGGCCGGATATGCCCCGTGCCTAGCGGCACGGTTTGGTATTGATGCCGAGCTATGTTCTTTTGTTGGGTACGCAGAATCGTTTTAGGCTCTACGAACGCGACTGGCAAGTCCGAAAACAACTCTGGCCACGAGGTCTCGACAAACAACTCATGAGTCTTGGCAAGCTGCTTGATGAATGGCCGATGGTAGATGTTATCGCCAAGGCCGAACTGGCAGATGACGTGTAGCCGCTTCATGCCAAAGTCTCGATGGGCTTACGGTCAAAACACGTCAGAGCCGTATCGGGCGAACAGTTAATGACCTCTACGCCCTCGGCTTTAAGCTCGATTGCGATTTGTTCGAAGTGCTTGCGCCAGATTTCGTAAGGCTGGATTTGCGTCAGGCCCTTCGGATGCTGCCCAAACCAGTGATCCTTGCCGTCCACGGGTTTACAGTCGAAGCCGACCAAGATAATACGCTTGGCACCCCAGAGGTACGCGAGATTCATCGCTTGGTAGCCGGAGTTGCCCCCGAAATGCACGCAGTCGCGCCCTAGCCCAGACTGGCTACGTCCGAGTACCCAATTAAGACCGAATTGTTTTTTGGCGTTGAGATCCTGCGTCCATAGCTCCATATCGAGAAGCTTAAAAGCCTCGTTATAGTGGAGCTTCCACCACTTCAAGTCACAAGCGTACAGCACGTCCGCAAACGGGACGCGCTGCCACGTATCGTTGACCGCGATTACTTTCCAGCCGGCTTTTTCAGCGTGGTCGATTTGACCTTGGTAGAGGGAGTTGCCGCTTGCGAAGATGCAGACCGTTTCCCCTCGCCACCTTCTGCCGAAGTTGGGGAGGAACTGGATTTTTTTGGGTCGGTTTCCTTGGCGGGCTTGTCGTTGGAAACGTACTCGGCCACACCGATCGCCACGAGTTCATCGGCAATGTTGGGCGGCACGTAGAATAGCTGTTTCTTGTTGACCGATCCGGCCCAGCGATTGACGAAACTGGATTTGGCGCGAAGCTGTACTGATTCAGGCATGATGGCTCTCCGTTGAGTGAAGCGATACAAAAGAGCCCCCTGTTGCCAAGGGGCTCGATTTTACCGCTTAGAACGAACCCTTGATGAAGGCGCTCGGACGGTAAACCGTCAGAGCCAGGCGTTCTTCAACCAGCAAGGTCGCCATGTTCTTCACGAAGTTGTCGCTGTTCTCGAAGGACAGCAACATCTGAGCGTCCATACGATCCCAGATTTGAGCGCCCATGGTGAAGGCACCTACCAGGAAAGTACCTGCGGCGATCGAGTTGGTAGGGATCACACGCATGCCCCAGAGTTGCGGGCCAGCCGGCATAGCCGGGTTTGCCCAGATGTATTGACCATCGGTAGCCTTGGTCAGCTCGATGGTTTCCCAATCGGCAGGGTTCAAGACAACCGTGTCCATCATGTACTCGGACAGCGCACCTTGGGTCATCGCACGACGGATCGTGTCGATGTTGGTATCGCCGGTTTCAGCGCGGTTGTAAGCCACGTTGTTGCCGGTGTCCAGCAGGCCGGAGATGTTGGAACCGGTGCCGTCGCCGTTCAAGAGCTGGTCTTCTTCTTCCAGCTTCAAGCCGTACATCAGACGACCGTTGACGAAGCCTTGCAGCATCGGCGCATCGTCCAGCACTTGCTTGGAAACAGGAATCCAGTGAGCCAGCGTGACGACCGGAGCGTTGGCCAGCTCGAAGGTGATACCGGATTCGGGCTTGGTCACGTTTTCACGGTTTGGCGAGCTGTACTGAGGGCCTGCGTTGTTGGTGAAGACCAACTCGCGGGTGTACTGCACCAGGTTGGAAGTGGTGCGGCCTACTGGCAGCGCGTCACGGATGGTGAAACGGCGATTTGGCTCGTTGATGATGCCTGGAACGCGCATATCTTGAACCAAAGGCTGATTCTGGCCGGTCGCGTTGACGATAGCGGCCTTGATCTCCATACGTGCGGTGCCGCCACGACGAGTTTGCAGAGCCTTGAAGTCGTCGGTCTCGGTGAAGAGCTCGCCCAGGGACTTGACGACTTGGATCTTCTTGTCGTTTTGAGCGGTCATCTTTTGCTCAAGCGACATGCACTTGTCGGTCAACTCGATACCCTTGGCAGACAGGGCTTCGATAGCGGCCTTGGTCTCTACAGAAACGCTTTTGGCGTTCTTGAGTTCCTCGTCAGCCTTGAGCAAAAAGCCCTTCAGCTCAGCGATAGTGCTCAGCAATTCGGTTTGCTTGTCGGCCAGAGACTTGATCTGGGTCATCATTGCAGGGTCAACGTCATACAGGATGAAGCCCACTGAAGCCATGTAGTTCGTGACCGCATGGAAAGCCGTGAAGGCCAGATCAGTACCGACAGAAACGGCGGTGTTTTTTACGGCTACTGCCGCGTTTGCCAGGGGCGCCATCGCCAAAGCGATCATGGCGCCGATAGCCAAAAAGGTCTTTTTCATTTTGTTTCTCCTAAAGATAACGTGAGTGGTGGTAAATCGATAAGCCGCTTGAGTTCTGCCATCACTTTTTCGTCTCCGAGACGCTTGGGCTCAGCCCCAAGAATCTTTTTTGATCGGGCAAGGATAGCTACTGCAAGCCCTTTTGAAAACCCCCCTGCCTCACGCAAGAAAGCCTCTAAATCTTGAATCGTCTCGATACTGTCGAGCTCGCCCTTGACCGATTCGAGGTCGATACGGGCGTTGGAGTCAGCCGGGAACGTCACGGCGCTGATCTCGATAAGCTCAGACACGTTTTTGATGTGGCGGCGCCCCTCGATGACTTCGAAGTCTTCCTTGGACATACGGAAGCCGATGGAAAGGCCGTCCACGGTGCCATGGAGCATCGCGGCGCGTACCATCTCGGCACGCGGATGGTTCGGGGTGAACTCTCCCTTGACGTAGAGGCCCTTGGCGTCTTCCATCATCTGTGTCCACTTGCCGATCGGGATGTCCCAAGAGCGATGGTTCTCGAACATCTTGGGCATGCGGCCGGATTTGACCACGTTGGCGAAGGCGCCTCGCTCGATCGTGTCATTATAGGAGTCAACGCCTCCGAAAACGGAAGCGTAGCCCTCGAACGTGGCATTGTTCTGTGCGAATTTCAGCTCAATGTTACTGAGCGATGTCGTTAGTCGCTGCATTGCCGGCTCCCTGTATCTGGCCCAACTTATCAAGTGGAGCGAGGTTGACCTGCGCGGTCAAGATCTCGCCTCCGTCCATCGGTGCGTCATTCTCCAACTGGCGGCACTCATTCCGCGTTTTGAGGCCATTCTGCACCGCTTTTGCGTAAATTTCCATACGATCCTTGAGATTCGAGCGGAGCAAAGCGTCCAAGCTAAACTCAGCGGTCATCGTAGCGCGCTGGGCGGCCGTAAAGACGCGCTTTCTCAAGGCTTGTTCGAAGTTTACCAGCAAGGGACGCAATTTGAAACGATAGAAGAACTCAGCGAGGTCGCTGTTGTTGCCGTAAGGCACCTTGTTGGTCACATCGTTGATCAGCAAGCTTGGGACGCCAAACCAGCGAGCGATATCCTCGACCGAGAAGCGACGAGTCTCCAAAAGCTGTACCTCGGCCGGCGAAAGTGCCAGCGGCTCGAACTTGGCGCCCGCTTCGAGCACCAAAAGATCGTCCGCTTCGGACTCGGTGAGCCCCTTGAAGTTAGCGCGCACTTGGGCACGCTGTTCCGGCGTCAAGGTCTTGTCAATCATGAATACGCCAGGGCGCCGGTTGTCGTTGGCGTAGAGCTTCGCGGTGGCGTCCTGGGCGTTTACCGCTACCCCGACCGAAGACTTCATGTAATCGATACGGGACATGCCGATAACCCCGTTACCCTTGTCTCGTAAGTGCAGGATGCTTTGGTCGGAGTAGACGATTATTTTGCCGTCGATGTAGTAGCTGTACGTGATCGCCCCGTTGGCCAGCAACTCGACCTGGATCTGGTCGGCAGCAAGCGGCCACATGGCGATGACTTCCCCTGCATCGTTCCGTGCGAGACGTGCGTAGGCGTTGCCTCGCATGAGAAAGTTGAAGATCATGACCTGCCAGAACTCCATGGCCGTGTGACGGGAGTTGGGCGCCTCGTACAAGAGCATCCAGAGCGGCGTTTCTCGTGCCAATTCTCGGTCGCCGTTGGACTTTTTGCGGTAAACGAATAGCGGGAGGCTTGCGATGGTGTCACAAAGTAGCTCGACACAGGCCCAAACGCTGGAAACCTGCATCGCCCCATCGATATCGACGGTTTTGTTGTTCTTGTAGACGTTGGTGAGGGGTCGTGTGTCCTGAATACCCTTGTTTTGGGTCGTCGCCCCGATTGAACCTAGCCAGCTCAAAAATCGTCCAAAAAATTGCATTTTCAGCCTTATCCCCGAACCGGATTTGCAAGAAACCCGTCCAGATCCTCAGTTTGAGCTTGATTGGGCATTACCCCGATCGCCATTGCCAGGCTCACCATACCATCGATGCGCCCCGTTGACTTCGTTTTGACAAATTTGCGGTTACCCGCTGGGTCATTGACGGTCGTAGCGTTCGCGGCACACATGGTGAGCACGGGGTTCGCTCCGTGCCTCAGTTGCTTTTGCAGCAACTTCGACTCCAACTCGCGGATCGCGGGCGACATGGATATGAAGCCCTGCCCAAATTCCACGAACTTTTCGAGTTCTTCTGGGCTGAATCCTGCTCGTTCTAGCCATGGTCGCAAAAACTTCATGTTGTACCTATCAAAAGCTAGTTGCTGGATGTTATATCTATCAAAGACTTCGCGCAAGGTAGCGGCGATAAATTCATACTCGATACTTCGCCCCGGCGTGGTCGATAAGAAGCCTTGCTTATGCCAAACATCGTAGGGCACCCGATCGTTTCGAGACTTTTCGGCCAGGCCTTCCTCGGGTAGCCAGAATTTGCACTCGACCGATCCGTTCTGGGACACCATGACCAGCGCGGTCAAGTCGGACGTGGAAGACAAGTCGAGGCCAGCGTACAGCGTATCGCCTTCGTCGATCATTGGCGGCAGGGCATTGTCCATCCATACCGAGCGCGCGACAAACGGGGTCTTGGCTTCCACGCGCTGGTTGCAGACGAGGTTGCGGTAAGTCGCCTCTTTGCTCGGCATACGCTGGGCGTCCCGCATCATCTTGTAGACTTCCTCGTGATTCATCAGGTGCCAATTGGGTTGCGCGGCAGCAACGACCTTGGGGTCGAACACATCGGCGTCGATCGGCACCTGGTAGATTCGGCACTTCACGGTCGGGTCGGCACCGGTTAGCGCGTCATCGATCATGATGGAGAGGAAATCAGCGTCCGTAGCGGCCTGCGTACTGATCACGATGGTGAGCGGGCTCTCCTGGGCGGCACTCGCGGTCTCTAGGGCCTCAAAAAGCAGGTTGACGGGGCCTTGTACCTGCCCACCTTCATCGTTGATATGAAGAACCGGCGACATACCCATGGCGGTCGTGGAGTCGGCGGAAAGTGCCTTGTAGATCGTGCCCAACTCCGCGCAGTAGAGTTCCTTGATGGTGTCGCGGATTCCGACATACTCGACCAGCGTGGGCGACATGCGCACCATCTTGGCCGCCAGCTTGAAGAGGACGGCCGCCTGATCCTTACTGTTCGCGGTGGAGTAGAGCTGCCCGTTCATCACGGCTTCCGGCCCGACCAGGTGCAACAACACGATCATGCCTGAAAAGGTAGTCTTGGCGTTCTTACGGGGGATAGATAAGACGAATGTGCGGGTCTTGGTACCGTAGATGTCTTCCATCCACACCTTTTGCTCCGGACTGAGCACGACCCTCTGGCCGACCAGCTTACCTTCGGGTACGACACAGTGTTGCTCAATCCACCGTATGTTCCGCAGCGTTCGAGCGGAGAACTTGGCCAATTACGTTTCCCAGGGCTTGAGCGGCTTGTTGGCGTTGCGTACCTGCCGGCCAGCGGTCTTAGCGTCCACGGATTGTTTGGTGATCCGAAGCTTCGTGGCCATGTTCGCGGCGGCACGGCCTTCACGCTCTTGCATGCGCAATAACCAATCGTACCGACCGATACCGCCAGGCTGGGAAAGCCACGCTTCATCGAATGTCAGGATCTGCTCGGCCAGAAAATCGCCCTGGACAACGTGGCGGCAGTACAGCGTCATGATCGGAATGTGCTCGGGGCCGAAGAAATTGGCGGGCATGGCGTTCACGGTGCGAAGCCATACGTGGCGCTCGGCGTCCGTCAGCGTTACGGGTGGCGGTAAGCGTTCCTCGACGGTCAGCTCTTTGAGCGCGTCCAGTAAAGGCTCCGCCACCTGCGTCTGTTCACTACCTTTTCGGCCTCGTTGAATCATGACGCCACTGTAAACAAGCCGAACCGCTTTGGCAAGGGGTCTCGGTGAAATTGACGTTTAGCAAAAGAAGGGGTCGGGGGCGGTAGT